CCGAGCATTTGTTGTAAGATTGGAGTTGGCATAATTCTGCTTTAGGGTAAATGTAGGTTAGGTCGGAATTTCACAAATGGAGTGAGAGTACGGGATAGCAAACGATAGAGTAGCCACCCACCCCGCCGTGCGGTCATCTCGGCTCTCTACAAACCTCGTAAGGCTGACGCTGGTACTTAGGGTCCACTCCTGCGTCGGGTCGTTTGTAAGGGCTGATATGAAGTCTTGTGCGATTTGTAGTTGGTCGCTCAAAACCTCATCTTCGTTGTCTTGCCAACCCAGCGTCGGGCTTCCCGAAACCACTCCACCCATCGTGGCAATGGATTCCACTCGGTCAGAAAAATAGACACCGACAGTAAGAGCCAAACTGCCCAAGTCCGTGCTTGCTGACTGAACATCCGCAAAAACGAGCGGATAGACGATTCGCTCACGGCTTGGGGTTCGCAGGTTTATCGTGTTGTCCGTTCCGATTGCAAGCGGGTCGCCCGTCCCGAAGGAGTTTACTTGAGGGTGAGCATTTGCAAGCGCAAGGAGTGCTTGCTTGATTTTTATCCATGACATAAGCCTGTAATTTCAGAATATTTTTTGAGTGCGCTCCCATAGGTTTTAGCAGTTGTTGCAGTAGGGGTCGTAACCGTAGGGCCAAGGGCGGTCAAGTCCAGCACCACGGCGCAGGGTTCTTGCGTCCAAAGCCATCCCCGTATTGTAATTCGTGCCGTTCGGGTAGATGGTGTCCAAGGCCGATGGCGGGGAGTTGAAGAGCGGATAGTCGGTGCGGTTCTCCATGAGGTAGCGAGTGATGCGCTCGGAATACCACTCGGCATCGTTCTTGACTTTGTCGGTGAGGCGGGTGATTTCGTCCATGGACATTTGGGAAGATTCCTCGCTGGTTCTGCGGACCATTCCCTTGTTCATGTATTTGAACGCCAAGACCATCGGGAGTTCGTAGTAGAGCCATTGCACCATGGCGGGTTGGATGTAGTCCTCCAATAGGGTGGTGTTCAGAGCAGTCGTTGTGCCGCTTACCACTTGTCCCACCATTTCCGAGTACAGGGCCGAACCGACGATAGGCTGAATCCGCATCTCCTGCACCTTCACGATGGTAGGCCGAATCTGCGTAAAGGAAACATTCTCGTTTATTACGCTATTGTCCAGCAGGGTTTGTTCGCTGATAAAAAGTGCCTTCATGCTTTCGTGATTTTATTGCCTTTGCGGATTACCAACTGCTGCTCCCACACATGCCTGCATTGGGGGCGATTCACTCCGCTTGCGGTATGATACCAACCACCTCTGCGATTCCACACGGAGTAGCCCATGATGTTACTGATGCCGTCAATATCGTCCCGTGTGTACACCTTGCCTTGGTCAGCGAGGTCCAGCATCACCTTGCAGAACTCACGGCTGGTTTTTTTATCCTTGTTGCTAAACCCTGCGGCCCATGAGTATTTGTAGCGGACCTCCAGCACGGGTTCGGCCACTTCCTTGATGTTTTTGGGCAAGCCCTGCTCGGCGATTTGGTCCACGGCACGGGCAATGGGGTAACGGTCTTTGGTAATCAAGTACGCCACCCGCTTTGCGACCTTGGCCTTGCTGACCCCGAACTCCTTGGCCATTTCTTCCACGCTTGCGTCACGGTTCTTTTTGCGGTAGGCTTCAATTTTTTTATCCAGTTCCTTCTCCTCCTCCCCAAGTTCGGCGAACGCTTGACGCACTTGGTCGTCTAAGTCAGCATCAAACCGCATTGGCTTGGAGTGCATTACCACATAGTCGTCCGAACTGCTCCCAAACTTACTGGCGACCACCTCCAAGACCTTGAATTCCTCGTCCCCCCATCCGTAGTCCTCGGTATCTTCTTCGCCCCATTGGGGTTCGCTGAAGGCTTGCTCTTGCACGCCAAGCAGGGTGTTGACTTCTTCGGGGGTCAAGCCGAAACCAGCGGATAGCATCGTGCGGGCCATCTCCAAGGTAATTTTTTCCTGCGCATAATGGCGGACGATTCGCATGAGGTTTTGGTACTCACGGCCCGACAATTTCTTGATGTTATCGTTGCTCATGACGGCGGGGGTTTGTGGTTGCTCGTCGGGTTGGGGATTCGGACCGACCACATCGGCGGGTTGCTTTTCCAACGCAGGCAGTCCCGCCTTCTCCCGCAGTTCTTCGGGGGTCATGATTTGCAGCAGGGCTTGCTCGGATAGTCGCTCCGTAATCGGCTCCACGGGGATTAACTCCATGCCCTCCACTCCATTGAACGACCCCAAATAGTTAATCATTCGCTCCACCTTGCGAACTCGGTCGTTCACATAGGTAGCCTTGAATAGTTCGTACGCCTCCACCAGTTCCTGCCTGCCTCCCAGTTGGCCTTCGGTCTTCACTCCGAATAGCATCGGGTTCACGACCCTGTGCGAAATAAAGATTTCGGACTGGATGGCCTTGTTCAAAATCTCAAACTGCTTGTCCATATCGGACGGCGTGAGCGGTTCCAAGGTGGGAGCCTTGCTGACATCGTCGTTGAAGGTGACCACGAAGCGTCCCGCATTGTCGGTCCCCGAAAACTTGCGCTTGATTTGACGCTCAATGTCACCCTGCTCTTCGGGGGTCGGGATGCCGTTGTTGAAGTTGATTAAATACCCACCCCAAAAGTTATTGCGCAGGTTGTTGTTGTGGAAGTTGGCCACCTGCACATCGGCCTCAATCCAAGCCAACCCTCCCATGTATTCGGGGAGGGGGTAGGACTTCACGCCTGCAGCATAGACCCTGTAATAGAACAACTGCTTGCCGATGCGGTTGTCAGCATCAAAGGCGGGAATCTTTTCGACATCGCCAATCTTGGGGTAAAGTTGGACCATCGCATCGTCGTACCAATCGGCCACTTGGAACATCCGCTCGTCCTTGTCCACTCGGATTTTTTCAAAGGGAATATGCTCCATCTTGGCGATGGTTCCCATCTTGTTCCATGTGACCGCGACCGCAAACCCGTTGAATAGTTCCAAGTCAAGGACTAGTTTCTCGGTGATGTCGTTGAGGTCGTCATGTTCGGATAGGCCGTCAAAAAACTTGGCGTAGCGGGCCTGCTGCTCAACCGTCATCTTCTCCCCTGGTTGCCATCCACCGCCCACGATGTAGTTCACTTTGCCGTTGACGATTGCGTTGTGCTTGGAACTGCGGCGGTAGTTGTCCAGCAGATAGTAGGGGTACTCGTTGAACGCCCCGTAGGTGATGTATTTTCCCGCTTTGTTTTCAAGCATCACGGGGACTTTATGCTCAATCCCAAGCCATTGGGTGAACGATTGCTTTATACTGCTCATAGCGTGTGGACGGTGAAGGTGAGGGACTTGATGCTGATGGCTGCGGCACTACCTACGGCGTTGAGATACACCGTGAACTCGTCGCTGGTTGCGGCGTTTAGGTATGCTTCGGAAATATATCCGTGCGAGTGCGATCCCTGCGTTGTTTGGTTGAATGCGGATTGGCTGATAATGCTGCCGTTCTTGGCGATGTAAACGATGTATTCTTGGTTGTTTTGACCCGAAAAAACGACTTGAGCGGCAACCCTGACGGCTGCTGAAATTGCCCCCGTATATGTGATGCTTGACGCATTCTGCGTAAAGTTGTAAGTGCTGACAATGCCAGCGGTCATTGTTGATGTGATTTTAACCGCCGTGTTGAGGGTCGGGGTAAAAGACACCGCCGAAGTTATGTGTAGGCTTGCAACGCCCCGTTCTCGGTCCAATGTGGCGGTATCGGCAAGGTCGTCAAAGAGGCCACCAACACGGGCGGCGGTATTGGCTGCGGCGGTCGTTTCGTTGGTGATGGTTGCGGCAGATGCCGTCAACTGGCTTCGGGTTTGTACGCTCATTGAAATGTTTGGTCAAAGGTGGAATCAAAGATGCTGACAGCGCTTGCGCCGTAAACATTGTATTGGATGGTATTGGCGAAGGTGTTAAAGGTTAGCGAGATTACCTGTACATACGCCAAGCCCGTTTCAACCACCGCAACGGCTGCGCTAACCGTGGAAGAGGTATCGTAAACCTCATAACGATAGGAACCCGTTTCAACCGCCCCCAGGGTAATCTGAAATTTGTCATAGCGTTCGGTGTAGTTGGAAAGGTTGGCCGATTTCAGCAGGGTGAAGTCAGTCGTGACATTCTTGGCGATGTTCGTGAGCCGCAGGATGTAACGGTCCCCAGTAGAGGCCCGCTGCGTCCAAGTGACGACGATGGTGTTGGTGGTGTTGGGGGATAGGTATATCATCCTATTCCCAAATGTAGAACCCGCCCGAATTTCACAATTTGCGCCCGATGGCTCGGTAGAGTTCGGCCCTGCGTTCGGCCGTCTTGGTGATGTCAAACCGCTCACGGACATCCTTGGACAACTGCATGGCAAGCCCCTTGGCGTAGTCGGGTTCGTTGACGAACTTGCGGACGGCCTTGTACCAAGCGTCCTTCTTCCCGTAGGGGATGAGCAGACCGTTGTGGCCGTGCGTGATAATGTCGGTGTAGGGGATGGTTTCGGATGCGATGATAGCCTTGCCCATCCATCCCGCTTCAACCACTTTCAGTTCGCTTTTGAGGCGGTTGAACTTGGTATCTCGGAGCGGAGCGATGGTGGCGTTGATGAAATTATATCCCCCCACATAGGAGTAGATGTCAGCCGCTTGGATGCGTCCGTAATTCTTGTTCAGCCCCCTGCACGATAGCATCCGCTCGTAATCGTCATAGACGGCGTTCCCGTCGTTCCACCCGCCAAGGTAGATTTTGTAACGGCCATCCAGCGACTTGTCGTGAGCCAGCAGGGAAAACGAATGCTCCACCAAGGCGATGTCCTCTTGGTGCTGCGCCCCGCCAAACCAGCCGATTTTAAAGAGATGCGGTTCGGGTTCGGCGTTCGTGTCGGGAAGGTACTGCTGGTAAGCCTCGTAGGGTTCGTTGGGTAGGATGGTGACGGCTTTGTTGAGCAGGCGTATCTTCTGCGCCAAGTGTTCGGTCGTGGTGGTCACATGGTCCGCAAGTCGGATATGCTCCCGAATCTGCTCATCCAATTTCGTGGACAAATAGTGCCGATACATGATGTGGCCCGATTCCAGCACCCAGTAGTCGTCAAGGTCCAATATAACCTTGGCGCCAAAGGCCGTTAGAGCCTCGTAAACCTTCCGAATTTGTTCCAAGGTACCTTGACACCACAAGCGGTTAAAAAGCCACACATCAACGGTCTTTAGGTCCTCATCCTTGACATTGGCGATGTTGTCCACGCAGACATAGTCAAACTCCGTGTAGTTGTCACCGAGGTATGCGTTCGGCATTTCCAAGCGGTAGAAGGAGCAGCCCGTCGGGTGGGCGTTGTAAACGATACAAATCCTCATGCCCAAAGGTACAAAAAAAAGGGCCACCCCGTGAGAGATGGCCCTAACCACTAAACCATGCGGGAGTATGAGAACCCGCAGGTCAAAGATACTTTACGAACCGCTGATTTGGGTCGTGGATGCCGAGAAAGTTGCGGCGGCGATGTTCAGCATCGGGTCAGGTTCCATGCCCGTGAGCGTCATTTCGTAGCCACTCCTGTCGCCGAATGCAGTACCAGTCCCCGCAGTTCCAGCGGAGGCTTCCAAGCCATTCGCAGCACCAAGCAACCAATAGCGTCCGTTGTTGTCAAGGACGATGACCAAGAGGCGATTCCGAGCCAAGAGGCGCAACTCATTGCGGACGGAGGTCTGCAACTTGTTGATGGTGAATGTGACTTCGGGTGTGTAGAACAAAGTACCGTTTTCGGTGCTTGCGTTCAAGGTTTCCGTCATGCTGGAGGTCGCCTTTGTGAGGTCGTACTCAAACCAAGACCCCGATACCGAGGTAGGCGTGAATCCAGTTACCAAGCCGCTGCCGTTCGTGTTCACGGAGCCAGTAGCGTTCAAGGCTTGGACATAAATAGTTTTGATACCGCCGACAGCGTCACGGCATCCGAGGGCGTAGCCCGTAGTTAGGGAACAAGACATAGTGTATTTTTAGAGGGTTATGTTAGACTAAAAAAGCG